GGTTGTTGCACAATTTACTGGTGTATCTCTTCAGAAAGACGACAGAGCATTTGTAAAATATAGTAAATCAGGTCGTTTATATGAAAATAGTTTTTATTCGGTAGGAACAACACAAACTGGTTCAGAATTATCCTCAAAATCTTCATCAAGTGGAGTTGTTTATCACTTAGATTCTGATGCAATCTATAGAAAAGGATGGGAACAGTCACACATTAAAATTTCCAATGATGCAATCGTTCAGGTTGTTTCTGTTTTTGCAATTGGATATAACAAGCATTTTGTTGCTGAGAGTGGAGGAGATGCCTCTATAACAAACTCAAACTCTAACTTTGGTCAGTTATCCTTAGTTTCTGAAGGATTCAAGAAGGAGGCATTTGAGAAGGATAATAAAGCATTTATTACACACATTATTCCACCAAGAGCAATTGAATCTACAGAGGAAGATATTGATTGGTTGACTCTTGATCAAGATGCATCAAATACTTCAACACGATTATATCTCTTTGGATTTACAAATGAAAGTATAAAACCACCAGTTCTTACACAGGGATATCGTGTTGGTGCAAAGGTAGGGGACAAACTTTATCTTGGAAGTGATTCGGCAGATATTGTGATGCCAAGTGGAGCATCATCGTTTGAAGAATATTCTGTTGGAGCACCTACAACAAATACATTTACAGTTTCTGGTGGAGGGACTCATAATTTAACGACTGGCGAAAAAGTTGTTATTATTAGTGATGATGGAGATTTACCAGAAAATCTTAAAACAAATACAGTATATTATGCAATTGCCGATAATAATACAACAATCAAACTTGCAGCATCAGAAGCAGAAGCAAATAATGATGAGCAACTTACCGTTTATGGTGGAACCAACTTAAAAATCATCACGAGAGTTTCTGATAAAGTTGCAGGAGATTTGGGACATCCAGTTCAATGGGATGGAAGTCAGTGGTACATCAATGTAAGTTCTAGTGAAAATACTATTACTTCACAACTTACCGGTTCTGGTGCAACAGAACCAACTACAATCAAAAGAACATCAGATAATAGAAGTCTTGATGAGAAAATTTACAAACTTAGAGTTGTAGTTCCGAAGCAACTTTCAAACGCAAAAACACCAGAACCGGGATTTATTTTACAAGAATCCAGCACCACTGGATATGTTGGAGCTGCTGATACAAATAGAACTACTATTGATTCTACAAATTATGATTGGAATCGTAATCCAAGATTTATTAAAACTTGTTCTTTCTCATCACCAACAGTAACAGTCGTAACAGAACTTCCACATAATTTAAAAACGGGAGATTCTGTTATTATTAAAAATGTAACCGATAGTAGTTCTGCAGGCAATGCATACAATGGAACTTATGATGTTACGGTTGTTGATGATTTAACATTTACATATACTTCAACAACAACACCAGGTACATTCACAAATGATGTAAATGATCGTTCAATCTCTCTTCCAAGATTTGAAAGAAATGATTTCAAATCAAATCTTTATGTTTATAGAAATGAATTTATCTCTGAATATGATGATGGAGAAAAGAATGGAATTTATCACGTCTATCTATTGAATGCAAATAATGCAATTCAAAATGAATTTACAAATCTCAAATATAGTCAAAATGTATCTGACTTATATCCACAACTTGATAGAGACAATCCTAACGATAATCCAAATTCCGCAAAAACTTATGCACTAAGGTCTCCAATCGGAGAAGTTCAGACGAATGATCTTAAAAAGAGTATTACAAAAGAGAGTATTGATTCTTTACTGACAACATTAGGTGTTGGACTTGATATTTCTTCAGTTGCATCATCTTCAGGTATTGCGACAGTCACATTTGACAGGAATCATGAATTCGGTAGTATTGTAACTTATACAACTCTTAATGGTGGAAGTGGACACACAAACGGAACATATTATAATGTAAAACTTTATAATCAAATTGGACTGGTTGATTGGGATGGTGCAACTGCAAAGGTGGTTGTTTCTGGTGGTAGTGTAACTGAGGTAGATATTATTTCTGGTGGTTCTAATTATACTGATGGAGAACAACTTTATTTTGATCCCACAGTTATTGGTGGATCCGCAAGTGCCAACATTTTAATATCAACTTCTAGTATTTCATCACCAGTTGGAAATACAATTCAATTTACTGGTGTTGGAACATCAACCGATACATATCATCGTATTAGTGCAGTTACAGGAAGAAATAGTGTTTCAATTGCAAGAACATCTGGAGATCCTGGAATAACATCAGATCATTATGCACTGATTACTGGTCCTTCGGTTGGATTTACTGCTTCTGGAGATACTATTACTGCAACAGGTCATGGGTTAGTTGTTGGTAATAAGTTTAGATCAATTGATAGTAGTAACAATAATGTGGGTGATTACATTGTAGATACTGTAGTTGGTATCAATACCTTTACAGTATCTGGAGGTATTGGAGCAGCATCAGGATATATTCTGAAGCATGGATTGTCTTCTAATGAAGGTGTATCTGATAAGTCAAATGAAAATCTCAAATCTAGAGCATTTACCATTTATGATGGTGAGACAATGACTCTCTCTGAATCTGGTGGTCTCAATTCATCAGATACTCAGTTTAAAGTTATACATTCTGGTATTGGAACAATGGCAAGATTCCCACTGGGATCTTACATTCAGATTGATAATGAAATCATGAGAGTTTCAAATGATACTCTACAAGGTGTTAATAGTGACGAGATAGTTGTTATTCGTGGAGCACTTGGTTCAAAACCAGATACTCATGAAGAAAATTCAGTTATTCATAAAGTTAAGATTCCTTCAATTGAATTCCGCAGACCATCAATCCTTCGTGCTTCTGGACATACTTTTGAGTATCTTGGATATGGTCCAGGTAATTATTCGACTGCACTTCCACAGGTTCAAAATAAAACGATTACAGAAAGAGAAGAATTTTTAGTTCAATCACAAGAAAGATCATCAGGTATTGTTGTTTATAGTGGAATGAACAACAAAGGTGACTTCTTTATTGGAAATCAAAAGAAATCTTCCGCAACTGGTGAAGAAACAACATTTGATACTCCAATTCCAACAATCACTGGCGAAGATCCATCAAGACTAAGTGCAGTTTTTGATGAGATTACAATTAAAGAAAGATTAGTTGTAGAAGGTGGTGATTCTGGACAGGTTCTTTCTCAGTTTGATGGACCAGTTACATTCTCAAAAAATGTAAAAATAAAAGGTGATTTAAATGCAGAACTCATTGAAATATCAAACATTAAAGTATCAGATAAGATCTCTTCACCAATTGGAAGTAATCTTGATATATGTCCTCCAATTGGTTCAACTGTTGCAATTTGCACAAATACAACAATTACTGGTATCTTAAGTGTAACTGATGACATTACTGCATTCTGGACCTCTGATGAAAGATTGAAAGATAATATTGAAGTAATTGAAGATCCTCTTTCTAAGGTTCTTTCCATTAGTGGTAATACTTTTGATTGGAATGAAAAATCTAATAAGTCAGGTCATGATGTTGGATTAATTGCACAGGAGATTGAGGAAGTATTGCCAGAAGCAGTCACAACCAGAGATAATGGATATCTTGCAGTTGATTATCATAAGGTCGTTCCACTGCTTGTAGAAGCAGTGAAAGAACTATCGGGTAAGGTTGATGAACTTCAACAAAAACTACAAGATAAATAACTAAAAAGTATATAAGATGGCGAATAGACGCAAAGCATTTAATTTTAGATCTGGTCTCCAGGTCGATAATGATAACTTTGTAATTAACTCAAATGGTCTGGTGGGGATTGGAACATCAATCCCTTCCGGATATCTTTTGAATGTTTATGGTGATAAAGGAGTGAGAATTACTGGACTTACTACTACTAATAATGTATATGTATCAGGTATTCTCACAGCAACTAATGCAGATGTTGGTATCCTTACTGTATCTCAAATTAATGTTGGAAGTTCCGGATTAGTTAGCAATTTAATTGGATATGCAGTTACTGATGCTTGGATTATTTCACCTGGTAATGTAGGTCTTCATACATTGAATAGTGTTGGTGTTGGAACAACAGCAAAGTCTGAATACATATTAGATGCTCTAGGAAATGTAAACATAACTGGAGATTTAACGGCAACCAATCTTAGTGGGTCATTAGCAGCAACAGATATATCGGGAACTCTTACAAATAATCAACTACCAAATAGTATAAGTGCATCATTTACTGGAGATTTAACAGGAACTGCAACAACAGCATCATCTCTCTCTGGAACTCCTAATATTTCAGTATCTAATATAGATGCTTCAGGAATTATAACTGCAACTACAGGATTAAATGTAGGTACTGATTTTAATGTACTCAGTAGTGGACGAGTTGGTATTGGAACAGAACTTCCAACATCAGAACTTCAAATTAGAAAATCATCAGGATCTCTTTTAGAAGTTGTTTCTGATAGTGGTCAATCGAGAATTAGTATTGGACAATCTGTCGGTGTTGGTAATAGTACTGCCGTATTAAGATTTGGAAATTCTGACAAGTCCTTTGATATTATTAATAGAGATACTGGAAATATTAACTTCTATTTACATAGTGGAACTGGTGTAGGTAATACAGGTGATTATAGATGGTATTATGGAAAAAATTTAGGATCACCATTAATGTCTTTAACATATGGTGGAAATTTGGGATTGGGAAAAACAAATCCAGATAATACACTACATGTTGTCGGAACTTCTACAATAACAAGTACTGCTTATTTTGGTGGAGATGTAAGAGCGAAGAAAATTTATTTTACGGAAATAGAAAATGGAGGAATTGTTAAGAGCAATACAAACATTACAAGTGGAATAAGTACATTTTATGATGTTGAAATAAGTAATAGTTTAGGAATTGGCACTGATATTCTAGGTACTAATAAGTTTAAAATAAAAGATGGTCTTGAATCCAATTTAGGAACTAAAGTTTCTACTGGAACGGCAGTTGTTGCTGATACCAACTATTTTGCAAGTAATTTAGGTGCAGATAGTGCAGAACTAAAAGTATATGGAAACTCTTATGTTGGATCTGATTTATATGTAAGAGGAAATTTTTATGGAAACTTTAGTGGTACTGCTACAGGATTAACTGGAACTCCAAATATTGAAGTAGGAATTGTAACTTCTAATAGTATAAATTCTACGGGAATTGTAACTGCTAATGATGGATTTACAAGTGGAGGACCAGCAGTTGAAATAACTGTTACTGGATCTACATTGACTTTCACCGTAGTTGGTGTGGGAAGCACAAGTTTAAATTTAATCTAAAATAAAAATGGCAGTTTCTGTTACGAGATCTGGTCCTTACTATTCAACCGGTTCAATATCTTTTAGTTCTCTTAGAAATAATTTTAGAGCACAAAATATTGATGGAACCTTTGATTCGGACAATTTACCCATAAAAGCTTCCGAATTAAGAAGAAAAGTAGATATAAGTGAAGAAAATGCCGTAGTTCCTGATTCTGTGGAGAATGAAAATATTTCCATACTTAATAACTTAAGTTTATCTGATTTTAGAGGATCTGTCAAATTTTATAAAATAAATCAATCAGGTACTGATGATAATAATGGAGATGATACAAGTCCTGGATTAAATTTATCTACTTTATCAAATTTTTATTGGATTAATAACTTAGGAAAAAATATTAAGAAAGATATTACAATATCTGGAACTATTGGTTCATATTATACTATTCAACCCGCATTAAGTTTAATTGGATCTTTATGTAATGTCACTTTTAATGTGACTAATACTGGAAAAATATATGGTGCTGGTGGTCAATATGGAATAAATTCTGGAAAGGGTGGAGATGCCTTTGAATTGGTAAATAATATTTCAAATACGGTTTATGTGAATCTAACTTCCACTTCTAGAATTTGGGCTGGAGGTGGTGCTGGTGGAAGAGGTGGTGATGGTGGTGATGGTGGAACTGGTGGAACTGGAGGTTCTTATCCATTAAGTCAAAGAAATCCTGGATCTGGCGGTTTGGGAGGCAATGGTGGTAATGGTGGTAATGGTAGGGGATATGAGCAAGTATTATCCAATGGATTATCTGGAAGTTTAGGTTCTAATGGTTCTTCTGGAGAAACTTTAGCAGGAAGTGATAAAGCAGGTATTGCAGGTATTGGTTCTACTTCAATTTTTTATAGATTTCCACAGTATGTAGGAGATAATAGTAAAGTTACTTTTAGTTCCGGAAATGGTGGAAGAGGTGGTGATGGTGGTGATGGTGGATCTGGTGGAGATTGGGGACAATCTGGAAATACAGGAAATAGTGGAGATTCTGGTATTACTGGAGTCCCATCCTCTAGTTCATTATTTTTACGTGTAAATACTACGAGTGCAAGTGGAATTGGTTATACTGGATCTTATGATGCTTCTCATACTAATAAAATTTATATCAGGTCTCTAATAGATGTAGATCAGGGTGGTACTGGAAGTTTCAGTGGAACTATTAGCACTTCTGTCTCTTCTGGATATTATGGACCTGTAGAAAGTTATGATTTAAATATAAGTGAAGATTTAAATCCAAATGGAATTTATGCTAATGGATCATCAATGTATGTTGATGATGATGGTGCTTCTGGAGATGATGCTAATGATTTAATATTAAATTTTGACGGACAAAATGGCAATGTATTTTTCATATACACATCATTTAATGGTACAGATGGGGAAGAAGGAGAACAAGGTGCAGAAGGAGGATTATCTGGTAGAGCAATCTTTGGAACAAACACTTATGAAATCTCTGGACCAGAAAGTGTAATTCTTGGAAGGACTTGACAAGACTCTAAAAACCCTGTAGACTACCTTTGTCTGGGTTGGAGATGAGAGACTAAGCTTTTATAAGACACTTTAAGAACCGTCCACTGGGTCGCACTGTCGACAGTTTTCTGCTATAATAACAAGGTATTCGAGAGACACCTGATGACCACCATCACTCTGCGTCCCCATCAGAAAGAAGCAGTCAATGCGATGTGGGATAACAACAAGGGTCAGGTTATCATCCCGACTGGTGGTGGCAAGACCATTTGTATGATTCAGGATCTTATTCATCAACACGCTGTTCCTTGTGGTCAGACCACAGTTGTTGTTGCTCCACGTATTCTGCTTGCAGAACAACTTTGTAGTGAGTTTCTTGAGTTGATTGATACTTCTCACACTCACATTATGCACGTTCATAGTGGTGAGACTCACCACTTCAGCAGCACTAATCCTTCAAAGATTCATTTGTTTGCTAACACTGCACGTACTGCTGGTGAGAATGTTATTATCTTCACCACTTATCATTCTCTGCATCGTCTGATTGATGCAGATATTGAAGTCAACACCATTTATTTTGATGAAGCACATAACTCAGTTCAACGTAACTTTTTCCCTGCTACGGAGCACTTTGCTGCTGACTCTAATCGGTGTTACTTCTTCACTGCTACTCGTCGTACTTCTGCAACTATTTTTAAACCCGGTATGAATGATACTGAGGTATATGGTGATGTAATTTATCGTGTTCCTGCCACCAAACTGGTTGATGGTGGTTATATTCTTCCTCCTCAAATCAAAGCAAAAAAGTTTGAGGTTCTTAAAGCAAATGAAATATCTGCCGACCGTGACTGCAACAATATTGTAGAAACTTTAGAAGAGAATAACACAAATAAAGTTCTTGTTTGTGTCAAGAGTGCTAAACAACTTATTAATCTTATGTCGCAAACTGATTTTACTATGCGACTGAATGATATGGGATATTCTTTTCTTTATATCACTTCAAAAACAGGAGCGATTATTGACGGTCAAAAAGTCAATCGTGAGGTTTTCTTTAATACTCTGAATGCTTGGGGCAAAGACCCCTTTAAGAAGTTTGTTTGTCTCCATCGATCTATTTTGAGTGAAGGTATTTCTGTTAATGGTCTTGAGTCTGTTATTTTTCTCCGCAATATGGATGTAATTGAGATGACTCAAACTATCGGAAGAGTTCTTCGCACTGCTCCTAATAAAACCTACGGACTTTGTGTTGTTCCTGTTTATTCGCAGGTTGGTATTGCTACGGAGAAACGTATGCAGAATGTTGTTGATACTATCTTTGGGAAAGGTGAGATGCTTGATAGTGTAGTCAAACGATAGATAAATGAGGACTCAGACCCACCTAGAAGGCACCTAAAATGCTTTTGAGGGTGTATGTATGCTATAACTGCCAAGTCCGTTCAGGCAGTCGTTGACACCGTGTTCAAGCAGGGTGAACCTGCCATCTCTGTCGTCCGTCGTTGAGGTCATTATGAAAAAACTATCACCATTTGAAAAAGCAACAGAAAGATATCAGAATGCTCAAAAAATGATGTTTGTGAAAGAACAATTAAAAAAAGAATTACCTCCTCGTGGTAGTGCTGCTTATAGATATTTTTCTGATCCAGATAAAAATCCACCATCATATTATAGTCTTGTGGAAAGTATTGATAATATGTCTCTCGAAGAATGTAAAAATCATCCCGCTTGGAACTGGTATTCAAATGTAGGTTGGGTGTAAAATGAAAACTACTATTGATCTGGTTCAGGAACTTCGTTCTCTTCCTGATGCCATTTACCAAAATTTCTGCAATCAGGCAAAGATGGTGGCACTGGAGTACCCCTCTGCACATGGAATTGATTGTTTTGCCCGTGGTGAAACAATAGAATATGGGTTCATTGACATCGTAGGGCAGTATATTGACCTGAAACCTAACAAGAAGGAAGATTTCAACGATCCTGATAGTACGTACTATCTAGAGCACCTGACCGACGTGA